GGAGAGCGTAGAGGATCGTGTTTGGTCTGAACACAATGTTGTCCACATTCTGAATTTTCATTCGCTTCTTGCTCTCGCCTACGAACAACAAATCTCCGTGATACACTCCTGTTGATGGCAGCACCGCCGGTAAAAGTTCAAAACAAACCTGTAATTTTGATGCTACTTCGGGTTTATCTCCATAGAGTTTTGCAATATCCTGCTTGGAAAAGCAAATCTTCGGATTCTTTGAAGTTGTTGCGTGTTTCAAGGATACGAAGAACTTCCCATTGGAGGGGTGCTTTCCTACAACAATAGCCGGTGCGCCATCCCACTTGGTAGTAATCACCATTTTGGATGGAGGAGTTTTGCTTGCCAAAGTTTTAACAATGTTGTTGAGGAGTTTGAAGGAATTTGATATGCCATTATTCAAATCCTTGAACATCAAATCCTCAATATGCTCAAGATGCTGTGTCTCTACCGCCTCGTTTAAAGGGCAGGATGGAGCGTATGTTAGAGTTGAAAAATTGGCTATCATCCGTCTATTTAGACTTGGAAAAACCCACCCTCAAAAGAAACAGCCTCCGCTAGCAGGAGGCTGTCGGACCAAAGATGCGATCTTTGGTGGGGTTATTTTGTGTATTTATCGTTCCAAAACGATAGGTTCTTCGGAGGAATCGAATAGACCCGCCTGAACTTCTTCTCTCTTTCGGTAAACACCAAGGATTGCATCCTTGCTGATGATAAAGAGATACTTTCCCTCATGGGCAGTTGCGTGTTCCCAATAAGTACACACAACTTCTTCTCCATTGGTAAGAGGGAATGCTTCGGGCTTACGCGCCCACGAAAAAGAAACTCCATCGCCCTTTACAGGGTTCTCCGAAAACTGTGTATCGCCTACCGCATAAACAGTTCCTGAAATAACCAAACGAGAGGAATACGGATCAATCTTTTCGGAACTTGTGTGCTTCTCAAAGACTTCCTTCGTGGTTTCGATGATGATGTAATTTGGACTCGGAATCAACATGACAATCTCCTTTATTAGGGGTTACTCTATCTAGTAGGACGATCAGGATTCGAACCTGCGCCAGAGAGGTATAAACTCTCCTGGGCCAACCAAAGACCCCCTCGTCCCGTCTTTAGATTCGTTTCCGAATCTTTAGTTCCTTCTTCAAAGCCTTTTCAAGATTTGCAAACTCTATTGTTGCCTCTGAACCAATGTAATACAGACCACATTTTGGATTCACACATTGAAATACAGGAACATTGAAGATGATGTTTGCCTTTACCAATGGTTCTGTCCTTGTTTCCTGTGTGCTTCCGATTTCATAAAGATGATCTCTGCGTGAACGCACCGTGGCACAGCCACACTCCTTGCAAGTAGGACACGGTTGCTCAGACTGTCCTGATCGTTGTCTTCTTGCTTGAGCAATGCCCTCTAGAATTGATCTCCAGATAATTTGAACGCTGCCGATCATCATCGTGTCCTAGTCTGTAATTGACTTCCTCCGCAAGATGCCCGATCTGAATGCCATCCTTGATGGAGAGTTCATTCAAGATCATCCTTGCCTTCTCTTGCGCTTCCTCCACCGAAAACGCATCAATCGGAATGTCAATATGAAGTCTGTATGACATAGTGTGTCAATCCTACCTTGTATATTGCCTTCGGTCAAGACCATTCGTCAAAGTTTTTGCGATAAAACTTTCCATCCATTTTCTGTCTAAAGGTCTTGAATCCCTGCCCACCTCCATCAGGAAGTTCAATTTCATCGTCTTCATCTTTGTCCCCCATCTTTGAAATTCCCTTTTGTGCGGCGATATCAAGATCAAACAACTTCATCTTGCTGCGATCTACACCGATGACAAAACGGCGATAGGAGGATGGATCTCCATAGCGATTTTTCAATTGCTTTACCATCAATTGCCCAAGTTCCTCAAGTTCTTCGGTGGAAATCAGGGCAACCATGAAATCTGCGGTAGCGGGAAGACCAAACGATTCGCTCGTATTGGTAAGTTCGACATCGCTGTTAGAGAAACCCTCACGGTTCGTCTGCGTTGCCGTGAAAATCGGAACATCATACTTGACTGCCATGCCACGCAGTTCCTCTGCAATTGCCTTGACATAGGTGTAGGAGTTGACATTGGAATTTGCCTTGAAGCGACTAGATGCACAGATGTTCAGGTAGTCCACAAACACAATGTCGGGCTTAAAGTTCTTCTTGAGCCGCAGTTCATCAAGCAATGCCTCAAAGTGCATGGCATTTGCGGTAGCAGTCGGATACTCCTTGATAATCAACTTTGCTGTTGTCGATGACATAATTCGCTGCATCTTGCGAGTATAGATGTCCTTCGGCAACTTCTTCAAGTCATCCATCGTGATGTCCATGAGATTGGCATCAATTCTCTCTGCAATTCGCTCCTCTGCCATTTCGCAAGTGATGTAGAGAACATTGTTACCTGAGATCAGGCAGTTTGCTGCATGGTGGCACATGAACAGACTCTTGCCCACGCCCGTACCCGCGAGGATGACATTCAGCGTCTTGCTCGGTACACCCCCTTGCGTAATCTTGTTCATGTACTCCAAGTCAAACGGCATCTTGCGTTCAATCTTGTGATAGAAGTCAAACCGCTCGTTGTAGTCATCAATGAAATCGTGACCAATATGAGTATCGAAGGATACTGCTAATGCATCGGAAAGTAGTTCAGGAATGCAATTTTCCGTCTTGTTGCCCTTGCCATCAAAAATCTGAATTGATTCCATGATGGCATTGTAGACGGCTTTCTTACGACAGAATTTCTCCGTTGCATCCAATAGCCACTCGGTATCAGGCTTGTCGAACTCCTTGAGTTCTTCTACCAGTTGCTTGCCTTGCTTGTATTCTTCTTCCGAAAGACCATCCCTATTGGATAGATCAATCAGAATGGACTCTATGGTTGGACGCTTGTTGTATTTGGTGAAGAAATCCTTCACGGTCTCAAATACAACCCTGTCATTACGCTCGGCAAAGTAATCAGCCTTGATGAAAGGCAAAGTCCTCCGCGCATATTCATCATCGTGAACAAGCGAACGGAGGACTAGTGCTTCAATACGGTCGTTTGGCATTCAGGAGATTATAGCCCGAAACAAACAGATGTCAACATCAGATATCAACAGTCCAACAATTTTCATACATTTCCGCAGTTACTTTATCCGTTTTGTATTTTACAAGTCCTCTGAATTTAACTCTATCTCCAAATCTTTCGTCTACTGCTTTTTTGACTCCATTGTCTCCCCAATAGTAATCGTGTCCTGCCATAATTCCACCCTTTTTGATCTTCGGCAACCAAGCCTCTATGTCTTCTTTCACGCATTCATATGAATGGCAAGCATCTATAAACACGATATCCACCGAATTATCCTTGAATTCCTTTGCGCCTTCTACGGATGTTTTTCGTATGGGAGCGACTACGGATGAAACCTTTTGTGTATTGGTTACAAACAAAGGATACAGCCTGTTTGTTTTGATGTAAGGATCATCGGAGTGTTCCGGAGAACCTTCCCAAGTGTCTATAGCATAGCACTTGATGTTTTTCCCTGAATTTATGATTTCAACTCCCAAAAAAGCCGTGCTTTTACCCTTCCAAGAGCCAACTTCCACAAATACAGAACCATCCTTCATTGTTTCCACGAATTCCGAATAAAGTTTTGGAAATGTAAACCATCCTTCAGGCGATTCGCCTACAGTTGTAGTCCAATAGTGTTCCATAATCAAACCTTTCTTTCTTTTGCTATCCAATCTTTTACGCTTATACGAGCAGTCCAACCCAACTCTGTATTTGCTTTTTTTGTATTGGCAAGACTAACTCTTGATTCTGCCGGTCTGCATGGTATGTATGAAGTTTTGCCATCCATGAATTTGGCAATTTCGTTTATTGAATGATTTTTACCAGTTCCTATGTTGTAAATCTGACCCCATTGGTAATTTCTATCAGCAGGAACAAATGTTCCTGCGCGAATATTTGCATCAACAACATCGCCAACATATGTAAAATCCCTCCTCTGCTCACCATCTCCCACAATTGTCATTGGCTCTCCTGCGGCAATTTGACGAAGAAAAATACCAATCACAGGAGCGTATTGTCCGCGCAGAGGCTGACGCTCTCCATACACATTGAAGTAACGGAATGTCACGGTTTCCATACCGTAGAGCCGTGCATACATCCTGCAAATCTCTTCACCCGCTACCTTGCTGACCGAGTATGGATTCAGGCAATCGGTAGGCATGGTTTCATTCAATGGCGGTGTATTGACCAAACCATACGCAGCAGATGTGGAAGAATAGACTACTCGTTTTACGCCACAAGAACGAGCGCATTCAAGAACTGTTGCAGTACCGATCATATTGTTCTCAAATGCCTTCAGAGGATCCTCAATTGTCGGCTGAATACGGGCTTCGGCTGCGAGATGAAATACTGCATCCTGACCTTCGTAGAGTTTGCGAACCATTACATAGTCACGAACATCGTACTTGTAATTATGAGCCTGCGGATTCCAAAAGAACTGTTCATTTGAATCTGCCGACTCGTTATCTATTACGGTAACTTCATGACCTTCCGCTATCAGTCGGTCAACTAAATTGGATCCTATGAATCCTGCTCCACCAGTTATTAATGTACGCACAGTTTTCCTTTAGTTTAAGAGTGGCTTAACCATTCTCTATTAGAGAGATACCAACCTATTGTTTCTTCCAATCGTTCTTCAAACGAACGCATTTGATGCCATCCGAGTTCCTTCATTTTTGTTCCGTCCATCGCGTGTCTGATTCCATGTCCCGAGTGACTTGTTGTGCAATCTACTATGTCACACATCGCCTCTTTGCCCATAATAGAAGAAATCTTGTCTACGAGTTGAAGATTGTCTATTTCCTTGTCTCCCACGACATGATATCTCTCTCCATTTATTCCATCCCTGATGATCTTGTCAACAGCGAGACATACTTCCTTTGCGTGAATATAGCATCTACTGCTAGACCTTTTTGTCTTTACCGAACCGTGAACTTGTATCATTTCTCTATTCAAAATCTTTCGAATCGTAGATGGTATAAACTTCCCCGAAGGCTGTCTTTCCCCGAAGATATTCATGCACCTTGCTATCTTTATGGGAACCCCGTAAGTACTGTGGTATGAGATGCAAAGTTCTTCTGCTCCTGCCTTTGTTGCCGCATATGGATTCTTTGGGTGATATGAATCTTCTTCTCTATGGGGACGATTATTTATGACCGGTCCAAACACCTCATCGGAAGAAAAATACACAAACGAATGAAGAGTTTTGATACTCTTTGCATAGTTTAGTAGGTTGCAGGTTCCAACAACATTCGTTATTACTGTGTTTAATGGATTCTGTATGGAAGGAAGAACATGACTCTCCCCACCCATATGTAAAATCAGATCAACCGATTCTTTCAAAAGTTCTTGATCCAACGGAGTCGATATGTCATGCTTGATGAATCGCAATCTATTGGGTTCTTTGTAAAATGAATCCAACGATTCTATGCGATGCTTGTTGCCTGTAATGTTCAATGCGATTACTTCAAGATTAGTTGTTGAAAGAATGTGGTCAATCATGTGATGACCCAAAAACCCATTCCCTCCCGTTATGAGTACCTTGTTCATACTGTAGTGCCTTCTTGTTTAACGACTTCTTCTATTTTTGTCGTTGGAAAATAGGAATATGTTCTCCACGATGAATGCTTGGTTACATGAATTGACAACTTTTTTCTGATTTCGCTGTAGAATGTCCAAGCCAACGGTACGAACAATACCTTTGTATTGATTTGCATAATACGACTAATATCTACTATAGGTATATTCGTGCCAGGAGTATACATCCCTAGTTTTTGGGGATTTTCGTCAACAATAAAGTCCATATGAACTTTGCTTGCATTCAAGAAGGTATTGCCTTTTGCAGCAGCACCATAACCAACAACTGCACATTTTTCGTGGCTTTGATATTGGCTTATCGCTCTTGAAAAATCATGAATCATCTTTCTTACGGAGTCTGAATAGTTGTCATAACGCTCTACAGAATATCTACCATATGCGGCTTCCCTCTCCATACTTTTTGTTACACTATCATCTGATATTCCCGATGTCCCCAAAACAAACAAATACGATTCCCCATAAATTGGTACACGATCTACTGATAAGAGAACCATTCCTGTTCTCTTACACAATTCAACCATAGATTTGGTCGAAAAATAGGATATGTGTTCATGATAGATGTTATCAAACTGATTGCTGTCTATCATGTCCGCTTGTGAAGTCTGTACATAAAGTTTGGTTTTCCTACCCATAACCGACTTACAAGCATTTAAAAAATGCACCATGTCATCGTGATGTGCCAGAACATTTTGTGCCACTATGACATCATATTCCTTTACCCCAAATCGAGATAAAGTTTCTTCACTTATGGAAGCGTGTTCAACTCTGTCGGCAAATACCAACTTATCGCTGACTACGGGGTCCACAGTAAAGATACTCCATCCCTTCTTTTTCAGCGACATGATTTGCGAACCATCATTGCATTGTGGATACAAGGACAAAACTAATGCAATTCCTTTTCTTCCAAAATCTGCTTCAATCTTGTCCGAAAACCAGTCTGAATACTCTAGAATTGTTTTAGATACATTCTTGCTTGTCGCGCAAGCAGAAAACATTCGAGTCTTGTCAACAGAGATGCTTAACTGTGAATGAAAACAGTCCACACACAGATTGAGTCTCAACGGATAGTAGCATATTCTTCTGTCGTTTCTGTGGAAATCGTTTGCCCAAGGTTGTTGACCAAGGTCCAAAACTTCCTTTAGATTTGATGAGCCGCAGCAAAGACAGGATTTGATTTCCGTAAACATATCATTACTCAAGACTTCATCCAATTCGTGAATATGCCATCCGTGTGTTTGGGGTTCCATCCCTTCTTGTTGATCTTCTCGGTATTTACCGAATAGCGAAGGTCTTGTCCCCATCTGTTCTCTACAAACTGTATGAGATCCTCGTTTCTTTTAGTTTCGCGCAACAACTGCTTAACTACATCAAGGTTTGTCATGTAATTGTTGGCACCGATGTTGTACACATCGTTTTTTACGCCATTCTTCAGTAAATAGTAAATGGCATCAACATTGTCTTTGACATAAATCCAATCTCTTACATAACTGCCGTCGCCATGCAGAGGAATGTTTTTGTTCTGCAATATGCAGTTGATCGTTTTTGGTATCAGTTTTTCTTCGTACTGTCTCTCTCCATAGTTATTTGAACTTCTTGTCAGTAAATAGTCCATCTTGTATGTCCTATGATAAGACAGTACTAGCATTTCGGCTGCTGCTTTGGAAGCAGAATAGGGATTACTTGGCTGTAGTTTGTCTTGCTCTGTGAACTTCCCATCTAGCCTGTCCCCATATACCTCATCTGTGCTTATCTGTACAAACAAAGGTCTCTCGTATTCTCGTTTACCCCGTATGAGTTCAAGAAGAGTATGAACTCCAATAATATTGCTGTGTATGAACGGCTTACTATCGTTGATCGAATTGTCAACATGAGTCTCTGCTGCAAAGTTTACGACCGCATCACACGCAGGCAAATGGGTAATTTCACATATGTCCTTGCGAATTAGTGTATAATTACGATTGCCGTCAAACGGTAGGTTTTCTTTGGCACAATAGGTCATCGAATCAAAATCAATAATCGTGTCTCCTTCAGCCAATGCTTTTTCTACAAAGTGACTGCCAATAAATCCTCTTCCGCCAGTAACTATCAGATTCATGGTTATCTCCTATTGCTCCCCATAAACATATTGTGAACGATGTAATGCGGATTTTCGTCTTTGGAATGCAAGAAATAGTAGTGATAGCAAGATGGATCGAACCAGTTTGTGGTCTCCATCATTCTATCGTAGGTAATGTCTATTCGAGGGGCAACTGTTATGTCTTGCCTTAAAACCATTCCAAGAAGCACATCATCGTATTGTCCTGTGTTTCTTTGATAGTCGATTATCTCTCTACCATTCTGAAGCAACAAATCTGTTATATCTTTTGACATGGTAAAGCAAGCCCCACTAGGATATTTGCAACCATTGTACTGGTTTTCCTGTGCATAGACTAACTTACTTTTGGGCAAGAGGTTCAGAGATTCGTCCAGCACATTGAGATTCACATAACTTCCGCTATTTGGTCTTACGAAGTATTCCCAATCGTACCGACATTTCAATGCATTCATTGCAAGAATACATTTGAACAAAAGATGCTTTGTTCCATCGGGGACATCGACAGTTACTGTTCTTGTTAACTCATTGACTACAATGGAAGAATTGTACAGTTCGTCAGTTGTCTTGGACAGCCTGTGTTCTTCTGACTCATCTTTTGGATTGCCTCTTACGAAAAAAACCCTTGTATCTTCACCATAGCAACTTGGGTTCGCCCATGTTTCTCGACATGAGATTTCTTGTCTATCGTATAGGGCATCTCCTCCCGCCAAAACCAAAATCAATTTCTTCAATTTGATCATGTATACTCTCTCAAGGTATTTGCAATTTCTGTTTTCCACCAAGACATTTTCAGAGGACCGATGTCGAAGTCCTGTTCTCTGTCAAACCGATCAAGACTACTGTTCAGTAGAGTTTCGGTAACTTGATCCCACGATTCTACAAACAAAATAGGAAGTTTCTCGTAGTATCTAGTATTGCTATCGCGCTTCACAATAGGGATTCTGCCAAGATAAAGCGTTTCCCAAAGACGATGAGTGTCTATTCCATTTCCTCTTGGACACAGAACATAGTGATGATTTATCACATCGGTTAACCATGTTCCATACTGTGCTTGCGGTGCAGAATCAATGCACCTATCCGTGCAGACAGAAGAAGAAACATTCCGTGTAACCGTTTGCCATGCTCCTTCTCTCTCCGATCTGTTGGTGGAGAAACTGTAATTCAGGTAAAGCAGTTTTGAAGGACTGGTTGGATGATCTATCTCCTTGTCTATTACTTCCTTCAGTCTTCTTCTTTTTTCAAGTTCTGGAAAGTTCTTGTCGTTTTCAAGACCAATTGGAATAGACTGCACCAACGGGTCTTGTCTGCATTCGATGTTTTGCCCAAACCACTTCTTCAGGTTTGGTATTGTCTTTGCGTAGTTTAGCAATGCATCGTTTACGGGAAGATCGCCGTTATGAGTCACCAGCACAAAGGGCTTTCTGATGAATCTGCCTACTGTGTGCAGAAAATGAGGGGCATGATCTATCTTTGAATAGAATACGGAAGGAATTTCTTTAAGATCAGTTTCGAACAGTTCACCCCGAATGAAATCATCGGAAGATATTGAATAGACAGAACGCATCACATCAATTCCTTCAACTTCTTGTTGTGGACATGGATGCTCAAAATCTTGGTTAAAGAACCATTAGTAACATCCAATACTCCAATATACTTTCTCATGTCTTTGTCCATCTGTTGCGTAAATCGGTATCTTCCTTCACGCAGTCTGTTGTGTATGTAATGATGAGGAAAGAGACAACCAGGAGGATTTCCATTATCACAGCCCAACAAATGCTGACCTATACTTGAAGGATCAAACACTCCACCTATGTTCTGTGCATTTTGAGAAAACTCTCCATCTACCCATATGGGCAGAATGTCTACAAAATCCTTACCTTGCTCCCTGCTTATGATGCTCCAAAGATCCATATCCAATAGCCATCTTCCTCGTTCTGTATTCATAAGACTCCAGATGTTGTCAACTATTTCCTTCATGGAATCAGAATCTTTGAGATAGCACATACCCAGAACCATCTTTTCCTTTGAATCCGGAGTTACTGCTGTTCTCTTATAGAGTGTCGAAAGAATTGACCCCACCGAATTCAAGTCGCAATAGACAAGAACATCGTTATCAAAAGTAAACACATCGGTCAGCCCATATTTTGCCATCAATGCCTCTATGTAAAATGGGCGAAGTCCACACGCTCTTGCAGAGGGGTTTACATCTTCCTTGAAATACGAAGTTGACAATACATCATATCTTGGAGCAAGATTTTCCAAGAGTTCATGCTTTACCTCATACTTCTCAAACTTTTCCTTATCTGTTATTTCATGATCATCCGTAATCATATAAATCGGGATATTGGGATTCCATCTTCGTATCTGCTCTATGCAAAGCCAGATGTGGCTTTCCCATGCATCATAGTACTGACCTGTTCTTGGATTCCTGCTCTTTGAGCCGGTTTGATAAAGAATGACATTAGCCATTTGCTGCTCCTGCCTTCTGAATTGCAGCCAAAGACCAAGACTTGAAAGGCTCGGGAATCACCTCAATTGAATTCATATCCACACATTCCGTATTCTTTACCCAAGTTCCATGCTGATATGTAATGTCTTTGATGCACCAAATCTTGCTGTCCGGCAAGAAAAGATGAACACCAAACCAATGTATTGGAGCATCGCCCCAACGATTGTAGTAAATCTGCTTTGTCTCGTCCAAGCATTCATAGTAGGACATATACTGTTTCCCTCTGAAGAAGGAAAACTTGGCTATTTCAAAATTGGTGTAGAACATATCCCAATTCCATTCACCATCCTTCAACTTGCTGTTCAAAGACGCAGGAACAATACCGTTGTCTTCGACAAACTTCTTGGTGGTCTCCCACAGACCCCTTGCGACAAACGATGCTTCCTTTTCGTACTCCGCGAGGTAGGCATACTCGTATCCCTTTTCCGCCATGTTATCGAAAACATCGTACTTGATGGGGGAAAGAAGAAAGGAATCGGAATCCAATCTCCAGTACCAATCATATTGCAGCAGAGCGGGATGCTTGTATATCTCGCCAGAATGAAGACGGCACATATGCCGATATCCCATTCCAAACTGCGTAAGTGGCGGATCATACAAAGAGGGATCGGATGAGATACCCTCTGGCATCTCAAACTTTAGAATTTCAAACTTGATGTTGGGAACAAATCCCAAGTTGGCATTCAATGCGGAAAACAACTGCGAGATAGTTGTTCTTTGTATATCATCGTGAAAAACAACAACAGGATACTGATACTTTGCATTAAAATTGCGATAAAGGAGCAAAAGACTTCTGAAAAGAAGTCCAACATCTCTCTCACGCGACAAATACACAATTACGGCATTCTGCATCATGCACTCACTTTCTGCAAATCAAACTCATTCTGCTTACGCTTGGAATAGGTTTCACGATCAACAGAAAATCCAATTTGCATATTTCTCTGCATCAGAGCATCTTGATTTTCTGCCCACTTGTGAATAATTGGTCGGCGGTCGATATGACGAAGAACTCCCAACTTCTCAAAGACCTCTGTCTGCTCGTTGTCGCACCACTCGGACTTGTATGCGGGATGATAGATATACCCAAAGCGATCATACAACTTACGCCCAATGACAGGCAGGGTAATCAGCGTCTTGAATCCATTTGGTCCCTTTGCTTCTAGGCGAGGATCGTTGTTGTAATTCAATGCGCCATCTAGGTTAGGAAATTCTCGCAGCATATCCTGAACAATGATATCATCCCAATCCTGCTCAACAGGTTCCATATCATCGGCGGTAGAGATGATGATGTCCCAATCTGTGGTGGGAATGGCACGATTGATTGCTGCAATCTTTCCTTCGCTATTACCATAAGAAAAGGTGACATCAATATCTCCCTTGATCTTGTTGGTCATGTAATAACGCATCGGGTTGTTGTTCATGGACGAATCGTCAATGTCCATCGTGACAACAACCGTAATCTTATGCTTACCCGATGCCTTTGCGAGATAAGCATTCAAATTGTTCATGAACTTGATTGGACGATGACGAGTCGGATATTTGAGAATCAGGTGTCTCTTATCGTTGTGTTGCATATTGAATAGACTCCGATGTTGCATCGCTGTACCTGTAATAGTGCAGCACTTTATCTAGGTGGGTTTCAGAAGTGACATAAGGCATCATTCGGGAAATCCAATCAAGATCCTCTCCATAAGACGAGGAACGAAAGCGCACATTCTTTGCAATCTTTCTGTGCCAAAAACACATATGGTATGGTGGACGACGAAGTAATGTCTTTCCCGAATTTGGTACATAAGATTCATGCGGATTACCGACTCTGAAGTCAACCTTGAACTTATCGTTGTTCACGGTACAATCCTGCTCAAATGTGATGACATCGGCAGGGCGTTCTCTCATTGCTGTTTGAAGAGAAACGAGATAGTCATCAGAAACCCAATCGTCATCATCAAGAAATCCTACCCAACGACCACGGGAAGAATCAAGCAATGCCTGACGCTTCTCTCCTATGCTCAATGCCTTATTGTCGGTCAGCGTAAGTATTTCGACTGTATTACCTACAGATTCCAACTGCTTTTCAAGATGTCTATAGAGCGGTGTCCAATACTTCTCCACTCTACTTGGAATGGTGAGTATCAATACGCTGAATTCGACTTCAGACGGTGCTATTGGCATGGATGTCAAAGTTCCTTTCTCTTCTCTTGGAATAGTTCTGTCCATCCTCATGATAGAACGCAGGATGCTCGTTTCTTTGATACAAGGCATCCACGCCGATGTCTATCCAATAGTGCTTGATGATCACATTGTCAATGTAGACTACCTTGTGCAGGATGCGGCTGACATCGGTAAACTCGTTGTCGCAGAACACGCTCTTATATGATGGGTGATAGATGTATCCGAAGCGATCATAGTACTTCTTGCCCATGATAGAGAGAGTATTAAGAGCCTCGCCTTTTCGCCCATCATTGTAGTGAAGGACACCATCGAAATCAGGGAAGTTGACAGCCATGTCTCGCATGATGATATCATCATATCCTGCCTTCACGGGAATCATGTCATCCGAAGCAAGAAGCAGGACATCGTAGTCCCATCCGCGATCCATGTCTGCATTGATTGCAGAAATCTTCGATGTTGAGTTTCCATAAAACCACTTTGCGCTGTCCCCGTTGCGCGACAGCCAGTTGTGCATTCCCGCATTGTTCATGGAAACATCGTCAGCATCAAAAGACAGCACGAATTGAACATCGTGCTGCCCCGAGAGCAGACCCTTGTAGAGATTGAATGTTTCCATGAATCTAGCAGGACGAGACCTGCTAGGGAACTTAATCAGAAGTTTCTTCTTCTCCATTTGGAATCTCTGCCTCCTCCATGCCATACTTGAATTCCTTTGCGGCGGCGGCATCAATCGCCTTCAGGACTTCTTCCGTGAAGAACTTCTCGGGGTTCTTGTTGATCTGTGACTCAAACACGGTCTTGCCGTCAGGCAATTCTACCTTCGTGGAATTCTTCTTGAAGATACCGTGCTTGATTGCAAGCGGAACTAGACCGTAATACTTGTCCAATCCCCTATCGAAGGTCAGCAGGGTGTCGATCATCTTATTCTCGCGGGTAAGGCGACCCTTGTACAACTTGCAATGGATGATGTTGCCGACCACCTCGTTGTCCACCTTCTCCTTCTTCTTGGAAAGATAGACAATGGTGGTGGCTGCATACTTAAGACCCGTACCGCCGCCCATCTCCTTGGTAGGAACATAGGCTCCGATGACATCATAAGTATGATTGGTAACGATCAGCGGAATGCTGAACTTGCCCAATTTGAGGGTTACGGTTCGGAAGACCGACTTGATGACTTGTGAACGAGTCATGTCACGAACTTCCTTGCCTTCAAGACCATCGTTCATTTCCTTGCTTGTGGACAACATACCAAGAGAATCAAGAACGATCATCATGGGCTTGCGATCCTCGTCCTTCAACTTGCCGTAACTGTCTAGGATTTGCAGCAATTGGTGGCGGAACTGCTCAACCGTGGCGATTGGGAATACGGCAACACGGCGAGAATCAAGCCCACGCTCATTAATCATGTCGCTCGTAACAGCCTGTTCGGAATCGAAGTAAAGCACGGCTCCATCAGCCTTGTCTTGCAAGAACTGTCGTGCAATACCAAGGGCAAAGTATGTCTTGCCCGTAGCAGATTCACCGGCAATGCCGAGAATCTTGTTGTCTGGCATACCGCCGTGGATTGTCCCCGACAGCAATGCGTTGAACGAATAAGAACCTGTGTCAACGAATCCCGAAATGTCTGCTTCAAGCCCATCAGAAGCGAGAGATGCGTGTTCGTTGCCCGAATCCTTGAGAATGCTCTTCAGAAAGTTGCTCATAGTGTAGACCTCAATGTAGTTAGGGGAGATTATAGCATCATGTATCGTACAATGCAATAATATGCTGACAATAAATTCGGAGACAATTCATGTGTGCGATACGGCGAATCTTTTCAGGAATCTGAGCCTGAATATGTGAATTTGTCTCCACACAGATCACTTCAGGAATTCCTTGATCGTGCAGGAAATTCTCAAATGAGTCCTTTTTATGCGATGTTAAAATTGGCTCATCGCTGATGTCCATCCATTGTCCAAGTTCTTCCACCATGCTATACACGAATTCATCTTCATGTCCTGCATAGTAGAGATATGCGCCACCTTGCAAATCTCTTGGATCTTCGTGCATAGTGTAATAACCGTTTTTTGAAAGTCTTTTCACCAAATCGAAGTTTTCCATCAATCCCTGAATTTCAGAAGAAGGCTCTCCATGATTGTTGAGCATATGCTGATGATTGGATCCTATTGCATTTGAATCTTCTCCTCGCTCATTGCCTCTTGTTCCCATATAGTTTGATGATGTAGATGCAAGAGGAATGTAGGAAATGTTCATGTGCTTGGAAAAGAACTTGGAATCCTCGTAAGTCACGAAATCCATCAGTCCCAAAGTAGCACCTTGCTCGTCACCGTGCCATCCTGCGGAAACCAATATGGATGGCTTGTTGGTTGCCATCTTCAAGGGATGAAAAATCGCCACTTCACCCGCATTTGTGCGAGTATAACCGCTAGGCAAGCGAGAGGAAAATTCGGAGAAATACTTCTCCTGATTGTGTCGTAGAAATGAGTCAATCATGCGAATAAGTCTTCCAATGATGAGGTCTTTTCCATCTTCCATCCGATGCAGTTGATGATTTTCAGCAAAGGATTGACAAAGTTGGTTTCAAACTGAGCGTCATAGTCTATGTATTTGTCCAAGCAAAACTCCGTAGGAATGGTGTTTGGGAATGCAATGACGGTTTGACGAATTGGATTCGGAACCTTTAGCGGAATAAACTTGATCTTGTCGCCTTCGATGATCGGTTGATACTTCTTGGCAAGACCCTTCTCCTTGAGAAGATGATTGAAGATAAGCGATCCCTTGACATGAATAGGCGTGGACTTGCAATAAATGAAAGTCGTGTCCTTGTACTTGGACATCTTCTTCACAGAGCGCGGGGAGGCTGCATCTTGTACGGGGAGGTTCCTGAACTTGTCGCGGAAGTCGGCAACATAATTGATTAGTTCTTCCTCCGTGCCATTCATAATGATGCGAATGCACTTCTTCAGGGAGTCGCGGATCACCTGTGGCGTGGACGAGCGCGAAGTCTCAATACCCATGATCTTCATGTCAGGTTCGGACAGCAGGACATTCTCTTCGCCCATGTAGACATTCAGCATATACCGCTTCTTGGCAGTCCAAATCCCCTGCGATGCAATAGCCTCGCGCTTCATGTGCATCTTCTGGCTGTAGGCATTCTGCTGCAAAGCCAACTCATCGTACTTCTTGTTGATGAACGGCTGAATGACATCGTTGCAGAACTTGTCAAGGAACTTGGTAATCTTCTGCTTGTCAGTCTCCTCGGGCATCACCTGTTCTACCAACTTGCCCAAGCGCAGATACACGGAATCGGTGTCAGAAGCAACGATGAAATCCATGTTCTTTGTCTTCAGGCTCTTGTTCAGGAACTCATTGAGATGCTTTTCAATCCAACGAATTGACAACTGACCAGACACGGTGATTGCCTCTGCGATCTCCTCATCGTAGTAGCGGAAGTATTCGTTGCCGCAAGCACCGAATGCGGAGTTCAACTGAATCTTGCGAACCAACTGAAAGTTGTGGAACTTGGAAATGTCGTTTTTCAGGCGGGCAACCTCATCGGGATCGGCATCGTCACCCAAGGACTTCAATGCTCTCTTGGTCTCAAGCAACTTGCCCTTGAACATCTTGCGTTCCTGATACATGGTCTCCATCAGGCGGGGCAGGACTCCGATCATGTCTCTACGGAAAGTGACGCAATTTGCGGCAACAGATAGATCCTTGTCCTTCATCTTCTCTAGGTACGCGCACACGGGCGTACCCACGGGCGCACCCGCGAGGAAGTCAATAACAGGGAATGAGTTGCGTTTGCCGTCTGAAGTCTTGGTCTCAGGACTCAAGTTGTACTGCATCATCAGGTGGGGATACAGGCTGTCCAAGTCAAATGATACAACCCATTCGTGTCTGCCCACTAGCGGCTCCTTGACATAGGCTCCTTCGAACTTGTCTTCCTTCTCCAAGCCGCCACGCTTCATGGGAATGGCAATCTTGTCCTTGCACAGTTCGTGGTAGATGATCGCATCCCATGTACGAACTTGCGAGAAGACATCGTTGAGGTTTACCTTTGCGCTATAGGCAAGAGCAAGAGCAAGTTCCATCAACTTGAGTTTCTGCTCCAACTTCTCAACGAGATTCACATCGTGGATGTTATACTCAACGAATCGCTGAAAGTCGTTCTGATAGAAGTCCGACAGCGATCCATCATAGGCAATCTTGCGGTCGCCCAATTCAACGAATGCGATGTGATCCAACTTGTAGGATGCCTGTGTCACATAGGTGAACTTGCGATACAGGTCAAAGTAGTCAAGGATGGAGATGCCGATGAGATCATAGACCTCGTTCTTGCGCTCCATGACTTCCACGATGCGGCTCTTGACCATGCCCCAAGGAGACAGACGAAGGGCTTCCTTCTCACCGAAGAGGCGAGTGATTCGGTTGACTAGGTAGGGGATATCAAAGAAGTTGACATTCCAACCAGTAACGATATCCAAATCCAAAGTCTGCCAAGCAGCGATGAAGTCCTTGAGCATACGCTCCTCGTCCTCATAGCAGAAGCACTTGATATTCTCGTCAGCGATGGAGAACTGACCCAAGCCAAAGACAAATGTCTTCTCGCGCAACTTGATGGTGATGGCATTCACCCGTTCATTGGCAGTCTCAATGTTTGGGAAGCCTTCCTCGGATTCAGTTTCAATATCAATGTAACCCACGCGCAGGAGCGAGGGATCGTATTCAATCTCGCCCTTGAACTCGTCACCGATGTACTGATAGATGTATTCCGTGTTGCCGAAGATCTCAAAGCCAGAGACATCACGGTACTGCTCAACGAAGTCGCGGCATTCCTTGATATCGCCAGGTTGAAATGGTTCAACTACGCGACCATCCAAAGTCGTCCACTCGCCCTTGCCGCTCTTACTTGGAACGAACAGAGTTGGATTGTAGGAGACCTTCTCATGGATACGCTTTCCGTAGTTGTCGTATCCGCGATGGAGGATGCTGTTCCCCCGAATTGAGATGTGGGTGTAGAATGGCTTCAAGCGAGAAAGTCTGACAGGGTTTGTGGGACGGATTCCTTGATACGATCCTCTGCGATCTTTACATACTCGGGATTGAGTTCTGTACCAATATAGTTTCTTCCGTTCTTCAATGCAACTACCGCCGTGGTTCCGCTGCCTGTGAATGGGTCAAATACCGTGCCGTCCTTAGGGCATCCTGCAAGCACACAAGGCAGGATAAGATCTTCAGGATACACCGCAAAGTGTGCGCCCTTGTAGCCCTTGGAGTTCACCGTCCATACTGATCGTTTATTTTTCAGTCCACTACTCAAGTCTCCAACTGCTTTCATGTTACCATTTGTTTTTTCTCCCCCGTTTGCTCGGGCAGAACCAACCTGCTCATCAATGTTCTGTTGTAGTCTTGAAACAGAACTTGGTGCAAGTGGTTCCTTGATTGCTTCGTGATCGTAGTAATACTTGGGCTTCTTGGACAGCAGGAAGATGTACTCATGGGCTTTGGTGCAACGGTCTTCCACGCTCTCGGGCATGGGATTGGGCTTGCTCCAAATAATGTCCTGCCGCAGATACCACCCGTCCGCTTGCAGCGCAAACGCTACGCGCCACGGAATGCCGATCAAGTCCTTCGTCTTCAGCCCCTTCTGATCCTTGCGATTTCCAGGAATGAAGTCCGAAGGCATACCACGCTGACCGCCAACAGTCTGCGGTGGTGGGGCGCAGTTCTTTGCACTCATGTACGAGTCGCCAAGGTTCAGCCACAGCGTACCGTCATCACGCAGAATTCGCTTCACCTCACGGAACACCTCCACCATCTTCTCCACATAGCCTTCAACGGTGTCTTCTTGACCGATCTGCGAATCCTCACAGGTCGCGCCACACTTGCCACAGACATCCTTGTAGTAATAACCTTCAACCTTTGTCTGTTCGCGGCTTGGGCGGTTTTCGTTGAATGCGGGATTGCCAAACTTCTTTGTCTTGGTCGGATCGGCAACATGATCGCAGTTTGGATCACCACCCTTCCAATTCGCGGTTCCGTAATCACGAAGCCCGAAGTAAGGAGGAGATGTAATGCAAGTCTGAACGCAGCCATCTGGCAGCGTCTTCATGCCCTCAATGCAGTCGCCAAGTATGATGCGGTGTGTGTTCATATACTATTATTCCACTTAATTCTACTTATCTGATATTCCTATAACGACAACTGGAACAGAAGGGGATGTGTTTCCTATCATGTTCAAATCCCACACTAATTGTTCGTAACATGATACACCAGTACACATAGATTCCGCAAATCTTTTTGTTGGAACTATTTCTACACCACAGTCTATCAATCCTAGTTTCTTAAAAATTGGAATCTTTCCTAGAATGTCATAGACCATGAATGAATATTTACCAAACTGAACTTCCACTCCAACTTTTGATTTTACAAAATCAATTTCTCTGAAACCTTTCAAACATCTGGTTTGGGGCACAAACCCGTCCTTGTACTGAAGAGGAACATAATCACAGCCTATTCTTTTTCTTTCCCACCCACCACCAATATCTTGTGTTCCGAAGAGTCTTTTAAACTCCGAATTCAATTTCGCCTGACTATACAGAAGTTTTCCTTTGATCGTCTTCTCTTTGCTAACCTTCGTTTTAAACTTACGAGCATTTATCTTTTCTATAACTGTCTGAATTTGTTTTAACTCACAACTATGATGTTCGTTCATAAACTCTACACCACCATTGAACGAATAAATTGAAGATATTTTCACTTGCTGATATCCTTTATGATAATCATCTGATATTCCCGTATCCCACACCGCGCTCAAAGTACCGCTCTTCGTGCTGTTGGAATCCAAAGCACTCCCGTGCGTAGTCAAGAATGATCTGCTTGTCAAACTTGTTGCAGGAGTACACATCAAGCGTGATGAAGTGGGTTGGTTCAATAGAGTGGATCTGAATACCGCTCTCAATAAGCGGAACCCAACCGCTCACCCCTGTCTTGTTGGGGTACACTTCCACACCGTTGTGGGTGGGAGCATGGATCACGAAAGGCTGACTCATGCGGGTCATGCCGATTTTGTCCACAACGCGCTCAAGAAAGCGGTAGTGCAGTTCCAAGTCATCGGCTGCACCGATGCGGCAACGGTACATATCAAGGTAATACGAATATCCAAATGGGTTACTCACTTGGTCATCTCCTTTACAATCTTGTTCCAATACTTCACGGTCGCGCTACGCTTATGTCCCTTAGGTCCACCATTGTGAATCCGCGCCAACTGCTCAATGGTCGCACCCTTCGGTGCGTATCGCGCCCAATACGCACGGATGATCTTTTCGGCATACGCCTTGTTCATGCAGTCTTCGTACTTCCCGCCGATGGACGGGTCGTGTTCCACAGCGTCCTGCCAGTACTCACGCCAAATCTGATACGGACCAATCGCCTTCCCGCCGTCACCAACAAGATTCTTGCCGCGATTGGACTCCACTGCATACATGGCATCAAGCAGAGGACGGGTATCGACGGTGGGGGGAACAAGGCAGAGAACGGTGGACAGAATCAAACCAAACATGGTGTGTGAACCTTTCTGTATTCAAGCAGTGCCAAGTCCTTTGCCTTGGCTTCAATCATCACATCGTACTCTACTGTATCCGACAGCAGAGGAATTTCTTCACGAATGTAGTCCGAGTGGGCTTGCGGTCGCGCTCCCGCCTTGGACTCTGAGTAGTGTACCTTCGGAATTTCACAGAACCCCTGCCATGTGCGGAACGCCATGTCTGCTGCCTCAAGCAGCGACTCCCGATGGCAGAAGCGGTGGTGGTGGATATCCAACACCAACTTCACAGGGCAGTGCTTTGCCACTTGGGTGTACAGTTCCGTCA